TGGCAGAATTGATGTAAAAGATTGTTCGATGCGTGAAGTCGCGGAGAGCATTTGCAAACTTGAGAAGGTTGTCGCTGCCATGGAGAGCCACATCGATGAGTTTGTCGTTGACTCTGGTAAGCGTTTTGAGAAGCACACCGCTCATTGGTTTTAGTGCTTTGTGAACAATGGCATGACTTGCACCGATGAGGGTTGAGGTGGCACCGGGAAGCGTTTCTTTTGCCATACGTTCAATGCCGCCACCAAATTTGAGGCTCATAATGTCGAGAACCTTTTGCCGGGCGTTCTCAAGACCTTTGGCTGTGACTTCAAGCGCCCTACCTGCTTTATCCCTGAAGTTGAAGGTAAAGGCATCGCCGGCCTTTTTGGCGTTGATACCAAGACGGCGCAACGGCCGGGTTTCCATTGAACCAATCGCAAGGGCAATGTCCCGCACGTCACGATGAAAGATGGCGGCGGCATCGGCAACGGATCGAAGTTGCTTGGCTCCACCTACCCCGAAACTTTCCAGAAGCACACGGGCCTCAACAAGAGGCTGTAGGTACTGCGGGGATTTGACAAACAGGTCGAAGGTTTCACGAAAGGCCTTTTGGGCTTTTTCCGCCGAACCCATAACGGTCTCGAGACGGATGTTGAGTTGGTCGAAGGTGCCGGCAATTTTGAGCCCGGCGCCAAGCATGGTGGTGCCCATGACTGCAGCCATGGCGGTGAAACGGGCAAGGTTTCCGGTGGCTCTACGCAAGGGGGCGCCTACGTCGCGGTCGAAGCTGCGGACGGATTTGTCGAAGCGTTGCATGGCGGCCTGGGCCTTGGCAACGTTCATGACGATTTCGGCGCGTAGAGTTTGCATAGGGAAAATGCCTGAAATTCTGAAAGCTGAGAACTGAAATGGGTATCAACTTTCGGTTTCAGTCTCCTTTCTTGCTTCGGCCTGTTCGGTTAGCAGTTTGCATATCATGTCGAGGGTTTTGTCCCTCCATGCCTGTTTCTGCCCGTGCATTTCTGCGTGGGCTTTTATGCCCCTGGTGATTGTCACCAGGGGCGTGAAGTACCAAACCTCTAGCCGGCTGAGTCCAAGGACGGAGCAGCCGAAGGTGGTGATTCGGGCTGACTGGGCCTCGAGTTTCCCTCGGCGCTCCCTTCGAGTCCGCCGGCAAGTTCGCCGTCGGGACCACCGCCGGCCTCGGCGTCGACGTATTCGTCGAGTTGTGCAGCAACGTATTCGGAGATGCGGGCAAGGGCCGCCATGGAGAATCCCATGGTCCAGCGTTCGGCTTTGTCACGGATGAGTGCGGCGTCACGGTGAATGCCATAGAGGGCGTCGAGCTGGGCCTCGGTGGTCTGGGCCATGCTGTAGGCAAGAATGACAACGATGGCTTCGGGGTCTTTGACGAGGCTTTCGTCTTCCCGAAGCGTTTTCATGAGGCGGAAGTCGAAGTATCCGAAGGGGCGCATGGGGATGCCGGCAATGGTGATGATGCCGGGTTGACCATCAGTACAGGTGCCGGGGTCCGGGGGGACGGCGGCAAGGGCTTGCCTTGCGGCGGCAACGGTCTGGTTTGGCGGTTGTGCAACAGGTGTCTCGGTAGGCATGGCGTTTTCTTTCGTTTTGTTGGAGAAGCACGCTCCCCCGGGAGCCGGGGGAAGCGCGTCCTACACGGTTTTTATGTTAACGGGGCGGTTTCTATGCGGTGGTTGCGGCTACAGTGGTTTCGGCCGGTAGGGTCTGGGTATCCCAATCGGATCCGCCGTAGTAGAGGGTGGCGTTGCACTTGGCGAAGCCATCTTCTTCCCGGGAGGCGCCGTTGCTTACGAGGAAGAACGGGCCATTGTAATCGATGAACGGGGCCTGCATGCCCACAAGCTGCGTGATCTTGCTGCCAATGAGGGCGTTTTTGCCAAGGTGGTTGGCGCCCTTGATGGCACAGGTTACTTCAATCTCGCTGCCCTGGGGCACGATGGAGCCAAAGACCGGCACGCCCTTTTCGTCGTTGAGCATGTTACGGTTGGCGTTGTTGGCGGGAGTGAGGCCCGTGACGATTACGTCGTAGGCTGCCTCCGGAGCGTTCCCCCAGATGGGGCCGCTGATTTTACCGATGTATGTTGGGTCTGCTGGCATGGTTGTGGTCTCCTTATGCTGTTGTTGTGGCTATGGGCGTGTCGGTTTCGGTGGTGATGATGTCGATGAGAATGTTCCAGGCGTTGCCGTATAGCATGTCGTTGAGTTCGACATCGGCGGGAATGAGGATGATGCCGCCAAGGCCAAGGTAGTCCGGAAGGGCTTCGTCGAGGATTGTCCAACGGCCGCGGTCTTCAATGCGGGAGCGGACAATGCCGGTGATTTCGGATAGGACTTGCTGTTTCTTGTCGCGGGTGTGATGCGTGAGGATGACCACCTGGCCGGTGGCACGCATGAACATGGGGTCCTGGGGGTGCAGTCGCCGGGGCTCATTGATGGCGATTTCGCATGCGGGATAGTAGCGTGCCTCTTCGATGTCGTCCGGGGAGTCGTCAACGTGGAATAGACGCCAGATGAGCTCGGCAACAGAACTGGTTTCCCATTCTTCGGTGGTGAGGGTGATGGTGTCTTCCCCGTCATCGACCAGCATGGCTTTGAGGGCTGTCTCTATGAGTTGCGGGCGTTCATCGGCGGCGGCCATTATGCTCTCCCTATGCGAGTGATGGATCCGGTGTCCCACATTCGACTGATTTGCATACCGGTCTGGTTGTCGAGAATGCGTTGCATGGCGGTCATGGCTTTACGCATGGCGACTACGTTGAGGGTGGGCCACACTTTGCGGAGGTAACTGAGCTTTGAGGTGGTGATTGTGCGAATGTTGAAGCGTTGGTGTTCGGTCCTGGTGACACGGCTACTGATGATGTCGCTACCGGTTGGCCGGGCGGTGGAACGGCCGCTTGCCCGGGCGTGATCGCGCATGGCACCATTCCAGGAAGCCCGTCCGGCACCGGCTGTCCGGATTCTCCCGAACTTGCGTTTCACTTCAGAGCGGGTGCGGCCTCGAGAGTCGTAGAATCCAGCCCGGGGGATGATGACGTGTGCGGGCTTGGATTTCTTCTGGCTGTAGACGTTGTAGTATTCGTGTCCACTGGATTGACTGACATGGGGGGTACGGCGTGCTTTGCCTTTGTGCATCCCCGCTCTTGCAGAAATGAGAAAGCGGGCAGTGGCGTAGTCGACGGCCTCGTTGGCAATGCGGGGGGTTTCCTGCACGATACGCTTGAGAATGGTCTGCAGACGGCGCATATCCATCCGGTTCCATCGGATGTTGATGCCGTGATTGAATGTGGCGGGGGCTATTGTCTTCATAGGATGGCCCCCAGGTCGATGCGGTAAAGGGCGCCAAGTTCGTCTTTGGGTGCCCGTAGAATCTGGTAGCGGCCCGCGTGGGGGCCTTCGGTGAGAACAATCTCACGGCTTTTGTAGGGTGCCGTGGTGAAGTTATCGCACTCGGCTTCGATGGTGAGGCGATAATCCGGGAGCAATCCGGCAAGGGCCAGGACGGTTTCGTCGGTGGCCTGGGATACGGCGGCGGTGCCGGTGTTGTCGGCGCCGCTGTCGGGTTTGAACGTGAAGCCAACACCACGCTCCTGGAAGTCGCGTGTCTTGCGCCATCGGGCTATGAAGTTGGCTTTGGTCAAGGGCATGAGAGTCGTTTCAGTGTTTCAGCGTTGCAGTCGTTGCAATCGTTTCAGCGTTTCAGTCGTTGACGTAAGGGGCGGTGCCCGGGGGATTGTCCCCCGGACACCTAGGCCATGAAGACCCTGTTGCGGTCTATGCCGTGGTCAGTGCCGTTTCGCTTGTGCCAACCTGGTCACTGGTGACGATCGGAATGCCGAACACTTCGGTCGGGAAGGGGGCTTCCTTGCCAGTGGGGTTGGTTGCCGTGCGAGAGTTCTGCAGCTCGAACTGCTTGGTCTGCGACATGGCAATGTGCGTGGGCTTGCGCGTGGCCGGGAACTTGCTCAACGCTTCCGCGATGAGGGCATCGGTTACCACGTTACCGGCGGTTCCGTCACAGTTGGCGATGCGGCCAAGGCTGTAGATGCTGCCGAACTGCATGGCAAACCATCCAGCAAGGTTGACAACGTGAGCCATGTAGCCGGCACCGGTAGAAGCATCTGTGATGATCTTCTGTGGCGCCTGGTCCGGATCGTAGTTGAAGTCCAGGTTTCCGTCGTTACCGGCGATGACCGAAACGTCGTTTTCACCGGAACGGATAAGCCATACAGACTCACCACCGGACCCACCGGCATCGATGACCATGCGGTCGGCAATGGCGTCGACGGCTGTGCAACCGATGAAACCAGTGAAACCGTTGGCGTCGTTATCCGTACTCTGGAAGATTTGCTTCTCGAGAGAGGCAAACAGAGCCTTGAGTTCTTTGCGCGTTTCCTTCGCCATATACGCACCGGGGCCATCCTTGTAACCAAGGGCGATGGCAACGTCGCGATGGAAGTGACCATCCAGGAATTTGCACGTCACGGTGACGAGTTCTTCCTGCGGTGCCGTATTCAGGAGACCGGTGTTAACGGCGCGGAATGCGGCTCCGGCGGCTACGGTTTCCTTCGTGTACTTGTGAAGGGTGCCACCCTGCGATGCAGCCTGGGCAAACAGGACTTGCAGGAGCGGGGCATCCTGAAGCAAGTCTGTGACCTGGAGGTCAGCAAGGTTCTGGTCGTTCATCTGGACTAGTCCAGCGAGTGTGTTATCAGCTTCGGCCATTTGGGGCCTTCCTTTCTTTTTTCGTTTTCGTGGTCGTTCAAATTGCCTTCAGCTACACACACCTTTTGCAACTCATGGCGGCAACACCCCGCGCTACGTCGTGTTGCACGCGGCAACGCAATGCGTTGCGCTATTTGGCCTTTTTGGGCCTGAACAAGTCCGCGAAGGTCTTGGGACTGTCACTGTCGGCGGCGGAAGCTGCAGAAGCGCCGTCGCTTCCACTGCCCTTGTTGCCGGCAACCTGGGACTCAAGTTCACGCACGCGGGCCTGGGAGGCTTCGTATGCGCGGCGCTGGGCCTCGGCATAGTCGCCACCTTCAGCAAAGACATCGGCGGCAATTTCGGCACCAAAGTCTTCACGCATGCGTGCAAACTCGGCACGGGCCGGGTCTTCGTCGTCCGTAGGGGTCTCGGTTTCCAAAGATTCATCCGCGGGAGTCTCGGCGGGCTGCTCGGGCTCTGCCGGAGTCTCGAGGGGTGTTTCCTCGGGGGTTTCGGTTGCTTCCGGTGCCGGGGCTGTTTCCAGTTCGGCGGCCGGTGCGGGCGTCTCTGGCTGCTCTGGCGTGGAGACGGTTGTTTCTTCGGACATGCTGTCCTCCTGTGGGTTTGGCGCAGCTCCGGCGCCGTGGGTTTCTGCGTATTCGAGATATTGCGTGAAGAATGCCTTCACTTGGTCATGGTGGGTCGTGAGAGCTTCGAGAATGGCGGGGTTGCCCTGCAGGGCGGTTACCACCTCGGGGTTGAGGTCGAGGAATTCGGCCATTTCGCCGGCAACCAGGGCTGTCGAGAATTCAGAGAACATGCCGTCATTGGCGGCCGGTTCATCGACAACGTCGTCGGCATGGAGGTCTTCGCATTCAACAAAGATTTCATCAGAGAGATCGTCCGTTTCCTCGGATGAGAGCCTTTCTCCTGAGTCTTCACCATTCTTTTCCCATGTGTACCAGATGTCGCACTCACCACCGAAATGGTACTGGACATGCCGATAGGCCTTGGTGCCGTTCTTGTGGCGGCGGTAGTGCTTGCCAGGCGTGAAGACGATAGACGTGCCGAACATGTCGGCTTCGTTGTCTGCCAGGTCGAGAACGTATTCTTTGAGGTCGCCCTTGGGAGTCTTGGAAGCGGAATTAGAAACGTAGAGGTCGGCCCGGGCGGCGGCGGCACGGCTGCCATCGTTGCGGATGACGGTGTCGGGACGGAAGTTCTTCCAACGCCCCAGGAATGTGCCTATAGCAGAAGAACACATATTGGGATGACCAAAGCGAGCCTTGATGCCGTTGGAACCGGTAGCATTGCCCATGCGGATGACGGTATCGACAAATTCGCTGTCGAGGTTGACGCCATGGCCTTTTGCTTCTCCTTCAGAGACAACGAGGGCACCTTCGATGACGCTATGCTGACGGTCGACGCCGGCCGGTTTTCTTCGCAAGACCTTGCTGGCAAGTCGCTGGGGCAGTTTGTCAAGTTTGGCTTCATTCATTTCTAACTCTCTATTTCAGGTTTCAGCTTTCCCAGTTTCAGCTTTCCTCTTCCAACCCCGGCCTACGAGCGGCATAACGCGAAGCGCAGACCGTGGGGGGTGTGTGCGCTTTGCTTCATCGTGAGCCTTTCGATTTGGCCGGAGCCGGTTGAGATGGTGTTTCGTCATCCGGGCCGGGTTCGGCAAGGATGTTCTGTACGGCGGCCTGCCCGGCTGTACCGTAGAGAATCGGAATCTTGGCGTGTGTGGCACAGTATTCGAGGTAGTCGCCCTGATCGTCGGCAATGTCGTAGGCGTCGAGACCAAAGGCGGCACATTCGGCGGGCGTGCTGGTCATGCCCATTGAGAGGCGTAGCGCAATGCCCTTGCCCTGGTTGAGTTGGTCAATCCATGCCCGGCCGTTGGGCATCCATTGAATGGCAAGAATGAGGTCATTCTGGGATACGTCGGCGGCTTCGCACCGGGTACGGATGCCACGGAAGTCGGCGGCCCACCATTCAGGGATGATCCAGTCGTTATAGATGAATTCAAGCACTTCGATGTTGTCGCCACGCTTGGCTTCGCATGCCTCTTCGTAGCGGTTGGCGTCGGCAATGCGGCCGGAGTAGGAAATGCCGGTGCCGTCAAAGAAGCTGTAGGGCACGTCGAATGTGAGCATGGCTGTACGCATGACAAGGTTGGAGAGGTAAGACTCCACGTTGGCGCTGGGGGTCTTGGTGCCAAGCTCAACAACGTCGTCGCCATCGTCCAGGTTGAGAACCATGGGATTCTCGGTCATGGCAAACTTGGGGTCATAGATGCGGGCGGATGCGGCGTTGTCGTCTTCCTCGTCGTCGAGGTCTTCCGGGAGGTCGCTCTTGAAGCCTAGACCATAGAAAGCTGCCTTTTTGACGGCGATGTTGATGTATTCCATGTTTTCTTTGGTGTCGGCAATGAGTTCCACGGCTGCCAGCAATGGGGATTTGCCGCGGAAGTCGTCATAACGCTCAAAGATGCCGTCGTAGGCTAGATTCCCGTAGGGCTCCCAACGGTCGAAAGCAAGGTTTCTGCCTTTGTCGACGCGCTTACAGATGCAATACCACTCCACGGCGCCATCATCGTTGAGAACAAGGCCATCGTCGTTGACTAGCGAACGCAACTTTTTATCACGCTTGGAAACACCACCGCTGGGCCAGGCAGACGGTTTATGGATCCGGTCACCTTCAATGGCCTGGGACTTCCATCCCTTACGTTTGAGGATGGCGGAGTTGCCGGATATGGCCTTGCCGCATTCAAAGAGTTGCATGAATCGGTCGCGACTGTGGCGGCGGGCGACATCGAAGTTGCCTTTGCGGCCGTGCCAACGGAGTAGCCGTTTCACGAAACGGTTAAGTTCCCGGTCTTTGGTGCGGACCATCGGGAGGAAGCGGGAGACGGCGGAGGTGTGCTGCCGAATCATCCAGGGCACAAGCGGGAAGTTGCGTTGCTGGTCGCGGGTGGTGCCGATGGCCTTTTGGCGCTTACGGCCGGAAATGAGGGCTTCCTCGGATACGGTCTTGGTGGCGGGACGGCGGCGGCGGCCCTTATCCTGAATGGCGTCGTAGTTGAACTTGGAGGTGACCGGTACGAGGATGTTGCCTTCCTGCCGGTATAGTGTGGAGTCTACGCTCATCCCTGTCCTCCCGGCACGCCCATATCAATGCCGGCTACGCGGCGTTGACGGCCCTGTACGCGGTTGATTCGCTTTTCGAGTTCCTTGATCTTGGCTTGCACAACAGAAAGCGAGGGCATGCGGTGAGGGGTGCCGCCGATGGTGTATTCCTGGGCCCCCTCGAGAATGTGTTGCTCCATGGTCTTGTAACGCTTGAGTTCGTCTTTCAGTTCGCGTAGGCGTGCCATGGTGGTTCCTTAGAGGTTGAACAGAAGAAAGCAAAGGGAGCGAAGGGGGGCTAGACAGAGGGAGGGCACCGGGGACGGTGAAGTCCCCGGGGTGCCGCATGCGTTGCGGAAAGGTGTGTGCAAACCGTTCGGCATACTGAAAGCGTAGCGCAGTGTGTTGCGTTCGCACAATCGCAAATTTGAGGCAGAATGGCCTATCTGGTCATTTTTGCGAAAAGGGGTCAACAGAGGCAGAGAAACACTCCGCTACCTCTGCTTCCTCCTTGTTCAACCTCTAGTCTTCCTTCGTTACCTTCTGTTCAAAGACTCTGCCCCAGTTTGGCTTTGACCACCACAATGGGCATGGCACAGTTGGGGCAGATGAAACGGCGGTTGCCGTTGGGGTAGGTGTGGGTGCGCTTGCTTTCGCTGGG